ACAGCAGTAATTGCACCACTTGTATTCAATACAGCAGTTACAGAAGCACCAACTGGTTGTGCATATCCACGTCCAATCGTAGAACCAAGAGAAACAATCATTCCCCCTCTTGGTAATTGATTTTTATTCACATCATAATCAGATAATATTAACTCTCCATTATCATCAGTTATTCCAGTAAATTTAATATCAGATCTTCCACTAGGTTGGGTTAATTCCCAAGTATTTCCTGTATTATTACTTGTAGTAGGAGTCTGGAAGATATTATTAACAAAAACAATACCACTACCAGTTTCTATTCCTGTATTATTTGCTCCTTCAACAGTTAATGTATATGTTGCACCAATTCCAGTAAATTGCCTGGAAATATTGTCATAAACAACGTTATTGCTATAATCTTCTCTCAAATAAACTCTACCACCAAATGTTGATCTTGGAGTCGCAAGATTAGTCGTAGGATCAATTATCGTTACATTATTTCCAGTAGGTGCTTTAGTAAAGTGAATCTTACTATCAATTATATTAAATGCACCAAGATAAACTCTTGCAACTGCAGCATCATTATGAGATGCAGCAGTAGTTCCAACAAATCCTCTTTCAAGTTCAACCAATTTAGTTGTTCCAGTTTCAGTAATTGGTCCAACAGCAGTAGTTCCCAAACCAACTGTTTTAACTTTAGCAAATTCATTATCAATCTTAAGAACATCTCCAGGTATGATTGAAGAGATGCCACTTAAAGAAACGTATGTATCTGTAGCACTTATAGAACCAAAGTTATCTGTTAAGGTATAATTAACTGGTGTGTAAGTTAATGGACTTTGTACAATACCATCAAGAGAAATAAGTGACTTAGAAGCCTTCTTAACCATGCTAATTTGATGTGCATTTCCTGCACCAGCACTATTAAATGGAATGTAATTTCCAAGAGTAGCATTCGACTTACTTGTTGCTAACTTAAATTCATCTTCACTAACCTTGATTGCATAAACAGTTGCTGGTAATACAGAACCATTACTCATTACCATCGCTGATGGTGAAACATTACTAAAAGTAGAACCTGGTGCGTAACTTAATTCCTCACCAGTTTCAAAGAAATGATCTTTAATAGCAAATACTCCACTACTTAATGTTGCAACAGTTGCTGGATTAAATTTCTTACCAAATATATCAATACCCTTATACTGCAAATCAAATTCAGTAACGTTAACTCTAGCACCATTAATACCATTAAAGGCAGAAGTAGTATGTCGTTCACCTATTGTTCCAAATATGTGATCTTGAGGTATATTAAGTAAATCTTGCTCTGTTTGAATTAATTCACTATATGATTGTACTAAAACTTGATCATTAATACCAGAATCAGGATAGAACTTAAGAATGAGATTAGAACCACTAAATTCAGATCCAAATGTACCTATACCAGATTCATTACCAATTGATAAGAATGGGAATTGTGTAGTATAAACATCAACACCATCATGAATCGATAATAATTGATGTAATGCTGATGTTTCCCCATAACCAACCTTAACAATAGATTTAATACTAGTTACATCCGCTTTAGCAGCACTAAAGATAGTAGTAGGAGTTGCAGGAGCAGGAGTATACGCAAACTTACTTTCATATCTTGCTGTCTTTTCAGTACCAGCAGCTTGTCCACTTGTAAGGAATCTATGTGTTCCAATACCAGTAGCTGTTGTACCAAAACCAACAACTCTAGATCTAAGAAGAACTGGATTTGCTTCTGTACTATTAGTGAAATTAACTTTAACAACACCAGAACTTATACTTGCACCAAAAGTACCAATAAAGTTTCCATTAGCACCTTCTTTATTATCAACATAGAAATCTGAGATGTGTATATCATTACTATCGGTAGAAACACCAACATATAATTCAACATAAGTTGTATCGTCAGTTGCTTGACTTATAACTTCAACATTTGCAAAGAATCCTTGATTTTCATCATGTTGTGCAGATATAATTTCTACAGTAGTTCCTATACCAACATTATTGGTTGAACCAGTTAAGGTAATAAATCCAAATGATGTATTACCTGTTCCAGTAATATTACTAATAAATTCGTTCTTAAGAATTTTAACATCATAATCATTATTATATGGATCTTCTGGATCAAGTCTTAAATGTCCTCTACCATTTTCACTATACCCAGAAATATCACCAACTCTTGTAACTTTATAGTTGTTATTGGAACCAGTAGTTGCAATTCCGACAGAACCTTTTTCAAAAGTAAATATATCACCACCTTGATCAGTAAGTGTTATAATTTCAGTTATTTGTCGTTCATTATTATTTGGATTGACGAGTTGAACTAAAAATCTGTTATATCCAGCACCAAGAGAAATTTCACTAAGATTAGTGTATAGATTTGGTAATGGATCTGCTTTTGAGAAGAATGGTCCAATATCATCTATTTTTAATACACGGTTGGAATTACAATTAAAGTAATCACTTAATCTCTTATTTTTAAATTTTATATACCTGGACTTAGTAGAAGTTGCATCAAGATCAATTCCAGAATCAAAATTACTGACAGTATCAACTCTCTTTTCTCCAATAATATCAATTAAAGCAACACTTCCCGAATCACTAGGAGTTTGTACAGTAATATTTGTTGTAGTTGTTATTCCTGTATCTGCAAAATTTTTCAACCCAGTTGTATGTAAAAGTCTGTTTACTGGATTTGAAAGTTCTTCATACTCAATAGGACTCTGAATAGCATATGATAAATTCTGATAATAGTCATTATCTGGAAGAACTTGATGATCTTCATCTAATTTTCCAATATCATTAGACCATCCATAATCTCTTCTTAGAGAATAATCTACTTTAAATATCGCTTTATTATTTTCAATTTCATTAATTGTTGCAATAGTTCCAGATTCTGTACCTCTAATTTTATCACCTACTTTTAAATCATAAGTTCCTCTAACTTTAATTTGATCGCTTAAATTTAAAGTTATATACAAGTCTTCAGAAATATATGTTGAACCTTGTAAAACTTGAAGTCTTTCATCAAGAATGAAATCTAATGCTTTTTGAGATACTTTAAATGTTGGATAATCAGATTCTTTAACTAGAGTTGCAAATCCATTCTGTGTAGTTGCAGCAATTCCAGGATAACCTGTTGTTGCTTCTCCAAGATTAAACTTAACTTTAAAGGGATTGGCATTAACAATTGAATCTATAGGGAAGAATGTATACCCATAATCCTCTGAATTAAATCCTGTACCAGAAGTTGTTGTACCAATACCAGTCGAAGATAATCCTGATAATTTCTGAATTCCTTCAACAAAGACTCTATCAGTAGCAGAAAATGGTGGAGTAGCAAATCCATTAATTGGTGTGGTTAATGTACATGTAACAATACCAGATAATGATGACTCAACTTTTTCAATACCAATTGAGTTTGTATTGTTAAGTGTACGAACTACATTAACAGTATCTGATAAACCTCTTGGAGATTGTAAAATATTAATTTTAGAAATTGATGAACCTTGAAGTTCAGCTGACATAAATCCATCAGGGTATATTTTACCAGTATTTGGATTAACAACCACAACTTCTGGTGCATATGTAAATCCTGAACCACCAGAAATAATACTTACATCTGAAATTGAATTTCTATCAACTACGGTAATATTTGGCGAAATAAAGATTTCGGGATTTAATGTCATATCTCCAGAATAATCAAATCCAGGATCTTGTATATCAACCTCTTTTATTCTACCAACAGTTGATGAATGAGGTATAATATCAGCATTTTTACCAGCAACTGAAGTTATTGAAGTAAATTTAGGTAATTTCTTATAATTAAGTCCACCTGAAGTAATACGCATAGCATGAACACCACCTCTAGCAGTCGTAGAAGAGGTTGTATACTCCATAAGACTAAATGTATCACTTGTATAACTTAAAGACTCTGGAACGCCTGTTAGAGATAAATTAAAACTAGTTGTACCAACACCAGCAACATTATAAGTTCCATCATAAACACTTGGACTAAAGATTATTTCTGAGTTATTAGAAACATCAGTATCCGCAGTACTAATAAAACCACCTCTTTCTAAAGTGTAGAATAATTTTGATGGAAGGGTTGTTGAATAAGTTAATGTTAATGCTGCACCAACATTACCAGCAGCAATGTTGTTTCTTACAATATTAAAGTCTGTAATAGTACCACCAACAGAAACTAATTCATTATTAAATTCATCATCATAGAATATTTTCAAATCATAGTCTGTTAAACTACTATCGGAAAGATTAAATACTAAATTATTATTTTTAACTACTTCAAGTTGAGGATTAATCTTAGAAAGTTCATGTCCAATAATTCCAGCTGGTGATGCTGTAACAGGAGCAGAAAGATCTATTATTGTTGGAGGTTCTGCAATAGCATCTAAACGTGTAGTTGATAAATTAAACTTATCATCATCTATTCTATAAACATAATATGAACCTGTTCCTAGTCCAGTTATTGGTTGAACATTTGTAGTGTTATAGAAGACTTTATCACCTGTTTTAAACCCATGTGATGCAAGAGTTATTTCATTCTTAGTTGCATTTAATACAGATTCAGTAAATGTTGTTAAACCTACTAAAATCTTATCATTTTCAGCATTATAAGCAACTTTTACATCAGCAGAATTACCAACACCAATAGATCTCTTAGATTTCAATGATAATTGAATTGAATCACCATTCAATAAACCATGTGCAGTTGAAAGACCGACTATAGAACTAATTTTTTCAACTCTTGCAGTTTCTTGTGTATAATTGGATTCAATTGAATATTTCCAATCTCTATTATCATTATTTGGAGCAAATGCTCTAAAATATACTCCACCAGTATTAAAACCTACTGCAGTAGTAAGTCCAATATAATCTTTTCCTTTATTGATTACATATAATGTTTGTGTTGCTCCACTTGCAGGTATACTCTGATTAGCAGGAAGATGTGGTGCTACACTATAAGTTATATTTGCAGATCCAGTATTTGGTTTCGTGTATATTACTTCTTGATTATGAGTAAATTTATGATCAGGAAGATAAATGCTTTGAATAGGAACAGATATTGATTCTACACTATTACCAACCTGGAATTCGCTAGGAAAACCACCACCAGTAGTAGTTCCTAAACCAACAGCTTGTCCTGGATTAAAGAATACCTTATCATCCAACTTAGAAGCAAATTGTTTTGTTCTAACTGGTAAAGTAAATGTATCAGCAATCTTAGAAATTAAAGTAGATGCTGTATGTGCAGTACCAGTATTTGTACCTCTAACTACTCTTATAACATTTTTATTTCCAAATACATTAAGAACAGAAACCAATTCAGGAATTGTACCTATACCAATTGTAGATCCAACAGATATGTTAGTTGGCATTGATGATACGTATACATCAGTTACCATTCCAACAGTCGTATTAGCAGCAACAGGAGCAGTTAAATAAGTAGATTCTGAAGTAACACCAATCTTATGGGACTTTGTTAATCCAGCAACATAAGTAGATAATCCAGAAATAACAATATTATCTCCATCTAAGAAACCATGAATACCATCTGTTTTAACAGTAACTTGATTAGAATTATCCCAAATTATAGATGAATCTTGGAATGTTTCAACAGTAGTATCAACACTTGTTATTATCTTACCTTTTAAATCAGAAACGTAAGCATTTAATCCACCACCATTTGTATCTGTGTTATCAAACTGTGCAATATCATTAACAGCATAATCATCACCAGATTGATTAACTGTTAATTGATCAACAATACCTTTACTTACAGATTTAACTACACTTCTTTGTTGTATAGTTTCATATGGTTCAGAAATAAAGTCATTATTAGAAGTTAAGTCTTTAGATTTGTATGGGAAAGTATTTCTAATTAAATCAGACTTATTGAAATTAAAACTTTGATCTACTTTTTGTTCAATTATCGGTGATCTATAAGAATTTCCAATAAAATATGGGAACTGTGGTTCTCTTGTTATTGTTGTTATACCTGCAAAATAAGCATATGTTCCATTAGGAAAATCTGGAGTTTTTGTATATCTACCATTATGCTCATCAAGATCTCCAGAAGCATTATATTTGTAATCCTCAACAAAGAATCCTGCACTAAATCCAGAAGGTCTATCTTCAACATCATTAGAAGATAATACATATCCACTATTAATATATTTTAATGGAGAATTTTCATTATTTGGATCAGAATAACCATTAGGACCATATATTGGGTTTCCATCATATGCCCAACCAATAATTGGGGAATGTCCATCCAAATCATCATTTAAACTCTTTTGAGCAATATCTGTAGAATGTCCAACATATCCATAAGAAAGTTTTTCATTATTTTCAGTTAAAATTTCAGAACCAAATCTTTCAGTATTGTTTACAGTTAAAGCTCTAATATTAGATTCGACATAAGCATTAGAACCAACTGAAGTTACTGCAATACCAGTAGTTGAGGCATAATTAACACCTGGATTTATTATAACAACATCAATAATTTTTCCATTTTCAACAATTCCTCTTACTTTTGCACCAACACCAGAACCTATACCAGTAAAAGTAATATCTGGTGGAGAAGTATATTCAATACCACCATATTGTACCTGTACACTATCGATTTTTCCTCCTACAATAATCGGTTTAAGTTCAGCATCTTTACCACTCTTTACAGTTACAATTGGATTCTTATCAAAGTTTAATATATCCGAACCATATCCATTTCCTTTATCATACAAATATGCATCAATAATTTCTCCTCTAATCAATGGAGTTGCAGTTATTACACCAACAGTAGATGCGATAGAAGCATTAACAGTCAATACAATATCAGGATATGAGAAATTCTGATATCCAACACCACTAGATGCTAAACTTACATAATTTTTTCTTGTAAAGTTGGATGTTATTGTTCCACCAACACCTGCACTTGCAAGTCTGAATGAATTATTATCAACCTTAATAACATGGTATTGATGTGCTGTTGTCAATCCACTTATTACTGTACCATCAGTAGAATATACAACTGCATCTCCATCATTAAATCCATGTCCATTAAAATTAATTGTATCTGATATTGTGTTCACTCCTACAGGATCAACAATCAATTTTCTATTAGTAAATCCAGAACCACCATCAAGAACTTTAACTGCTCTTAAAGTTTTAGTAAGTCTTGCTTTTTTAAATTTATGAATTCCTTGTGTATTAGCATTAAGAGGTACTACACCAGTTCCAGCATTTAAATCAGAAACACTTGTATAAAGTTTAATTGTTTTGCTGTTAACAATTTCTGGGTAATATATTGAATTATTTGTAAACCCAGTTGTACCAATTCCAAGAGAAGTATTTCCATTAGAATCATAAACAAGTTCTTCTCCTTGAACAAAATTATGATCCGTAATAAATGTAACTGTATTATTAGATAAACTTAAACCACCACCATATAAATCTGCTCTACAATCAAACTTAACTTCACGTTGCCTAGAACCAGTCATTGGTAGGAATGAACCACCAGTTCCATTACCACCTGTAATAGTAACAGAATCTACAGAATCAATGTCAAAATTCTGAGGATCTACTAATATTTCCGTAACACTACCACTTACAACAGGTTGTATCTTAGCAGTTGTACCTGACCCAGCAGCAACTGTTATAGATGGTAGATTAAGTACATCATAGTCTTTTCCACCATTATATACATTAACACTCTCAATTGGACCATAATAAACCTTATCTAAAGATTTGTAGTTATAAACTTCAACACCATTAACCATCATTCCAGTTGATCCTGGAATTGTTTCAACACTAGTACCAGTCTTCAAGTCTTGTATATGTGGGAATTTCTTAAGAAGAGACTGTGGGGAAATAGAATCATCTTTCTGCCCTGCAAGAAGAAAATCATGATTATTAGTTCCATCCGCAGTAAATCCTACAGCAGTATCAGCATCAATTAATGCTAATGATTGATATAATTTAATTCTACCACCAATAAGTTTCTTAACATAATAAAAACCTTCACTTAGACCATTTAATGGGGTAGTTTCTGGTTTATAATAAATTTTATCACCTGTAATAAAATCAAGATTAGCTTGTGCAAATGATATAGTAGTATACTTCTGAGTATTATCATCAAAATCCTGCAATACAGATGTTGAACCTGTACCGATAGTATACTTAATAGTAGACTTTGTTATATCATAAGAAGGTAGTGAGTTTGATGCAACATAGAAGAATTCGTCATTTTCATTATAAACATTTTGAATATCTGCAGTAATTTTATTTTGTCCATAAATTATAGGTGTTCCAGAACTAGTTACAGTATTTAATTTTCTTCTAAGTGTATATAATTGAGTAGCATCATAGTTAAATCCACTAAGATTACCAAGAGATACCTGTTTCAATGGTGCGTTAATAATATTAATTCTTGCATTTGAGAATGCTATATTTTCAGTATTACCAAATAAAATATCAATATTATCACCAACTCTTAATTGTGACTTATCTATTGATGATTTTAATGTAATTGTAGATGAACCAGTGTTAATATCTTTTATATCAAATCTATTACTAGTATTGTAAATCCAAGAATTAGCAAATATTTCCTTATTACTCTTATTTGATTCAGGATTTTCAATTCTTTCACCAACATTTTTTACAAATAAAACCTGATCTTCTGTAGTATCTAAGATATCATTAACTAATTTAATATCAGATAATACACCACCAAGACGTATTTCTACCTTTTTACTAGTATCTCCATCTTCATAACCATAAAATACTTCATTAGTTCTGATTTCATCTGCTGTACCAATACCTGAAACGACTCCAGAACACCCTAGAAACTGGTTAACAGTCTTATCGGTATATGTAATGGTATTTGTACCAGCAACAAGGGTTCCAGTAGCACCAAACCCAACAGTAGAATCAACAGTGATAACTGTATCAGATGCTGAAACAGGATTAATTACCTTACTTTTTGGTTGAACTTCCCAAGTACCTTCAATTAGAGCATTATCATCATAACCAACAAATAATCCAATCTTATAATAAGTTTTAATTCCAGACCTTGTAAAGACTTCAACCTCAGAAACAGAACCCTGAGTAGCATCATCTGTAGACTTTCTGATTGTTTGTCCAACTAATTTTGCTGGATCTCCAGAAATTCTTTCAGCAACTATTAATTCTCTACGTAAAAACTCTGCCGAGGAGGGTTTGGGAAGGTATTGTTCTAAATCTACAACTTTAGGTTCTACACCATATAGTACATTAAAGAGAATCCTGAATGATTCTTCAGTTCCCTTTGCTTCGTATAAACTTCTTGACTCTTTAATGAAGTTATTAACATCAAGATTTGACTGAAAATCAACATCTTCTAGTCCTGGAGTATAAGTATATTTTAATTTTCTATAAAAATCTTTTAAAAATAAAGCACTTAAGTTTTGAACCTTAGTACTAGCTGTATGTGATGCAGCACTTGTATCACTAAAAACAAGTTCTTCAGCACTTAAATCACTTCTATAACTGGTAATTCCACTAAATCCACGTACTACACCAGTAAATGTATTAGTTGTTAGTCCAGTATATGTAAAAATTTCATTATCAATCTTAAATAAACCGTTCTCATTAGGAAATCCCTTAGTAGAATACACTTGAACAGTAGTATCACTAACAGAAATATCAGAATATAGGGTAGTTTCCCCAGAAATTACTTCTGGAGTAAGATTATCAACCTTTAAATACTGGTCCAGATTAACAGCAATATCAGCAGCACCACCTTGATGTTCCTGTGAAAGGTAATATTGCTTTAAAAAATCTACTGCTTTTGGACTTTCAGAGAGTACAAATTCAGGCAGTTGATTTTCAATTATCTGCTGAACAGATACCCTCTTTTCAAACCCAGTTTGTATCATTCTTTATATCCTCTTAAGTTCTCCATTTAAGTAGCTGGAAGTTGTCTTATAACCGATACCAGATATCTGTTCACCAGAAGTAATCGTATCCTTAATCATATTTATTGCACTCTTGGAAACGGCAAAATCTAGGTATAAATCTGATAATCCAATCACATCATTCGATTCTGGGACTGCTTGCACCTCAATTATATTATTTGGTTCAATTGTAGATGTAATATTTACAGTATTGATAAGAATTTCACCCTTAACATAGTCTACAGTACCAGCAGATTTAGTAACAACAGTGTTTTTACCACCCTCTTGTGCTTCTTTTACAATAGAAATTACACCTGTACCATCATCTCTAGGAGTATCAGTAAAATAACAAATGTCATTACTACCAGCAATCTTAAATCCAGTACTTTTTATGTTAAATCCTTCTGTACTGTAATGGAATTTATTACCATAACATAACTCATATTGAGCATAAGTGTTTAAAAGTGCCTTTAAATTTCTTCTAATAATGACTCTAGTAATGTTTGATGTAATAGAATTATCAACATCATCAATTGTCTGACAAACTTTACTATATTTGAACCTTCCACCAAACTTATTGATGTTAGATTTCTTAAATGAAGTTAAAGTATTGGTAATTCTTGACTTTAAATCCTCAATATTAGTTACTTTAGTCGTATCATAGTAGACTGCAGAGTCTATTTCGACAAAAAGTACCTTCAAATCGGTAATTTTTTGATTTATACCCGAAAGTGAGTACTGTTTTAACTTAGAAAGGATGGTATTTCTGTCAAAATCTGAAATATAGTCACCATTTTTAGGTTTTATACTTATAACTACGTTTCCAAACTGTGGTGGATCTAATTCTTCACCTCCAACAACAGAAACTGACTCTGTATTAGGGTAAATATTCTGAATTATTGCCTCATAATCTCTTGCAGTCACCGCACGGTACTGAGAAGAGTAAATTCTTGGTGCAAAATACTTAATTGAGTCAACAGATTCAATATCGGCACCATTTATAGCGTTTTGAGACGTTGTAATAGTGATTGAATTGGTTGGAACCTCAATATTTCCATTATCATCTCTAAATCTACCTGAAAAAGCGAAATTAGATGCTCCATTTCCTTCTTTTCCATCAGTAATAATGTATGATACATCAATTATGTTACCAGTTTCCAATTTTTTACCAAAAAACCCGTCTCCAAACAATAATTCATACTTTTCATCCTGAACTTCTTGTAAAAAGTAGACTTCAGAGGTTTTATCAATCTTTAAAATGTTATCTGAGACTTGATATTCCCTTCCTTCAGATATATCGTTACTAGATTCACGAATTTTGACTACAATTGTAGCAGAATCGATAAATGAGTTATCTAAAATGAATCTCTGATCCAAAGAACCATCTACAACAAAGGATTTTTGTAAAAATGAACCTTGATAGACTGTAATATTGTTAAAAGTTGCATTTTGATTTGAATCAACTGTAGTAACTATCTTCTCTGGTACTGAAAAGACGAAATTTGTGTCATTTGAACTACCTACACAAACTAATCCTGCCTCTAAATCTAGTGTACTTGTCTGTGTATCTGCTATAGTGACGCTAAATGAGATTTC